TCCGCCGAGGTGGTTGAGAATGAGATCGCGGAGGCGATGAAGCAGGCATGATCGGCGGCAGCGGGCCACAGAAGATCACCGTCGAGATCGGCGGCAAGATCGCGGCCAGCCTCGGCCGCTCGATCAAGGCTGCGCAGATGCAGGTGTCGTCGTTCGGGCGCAACGTCACCCGCACGATGAATGATGCGGCCATCAGCGGCCGCAAAGGGTTCACGGGCATGTTCGACAATGCCCTCTGGCAGCAGGCCGCCATCGGCGCGACGGGCATCACGGTGGCGCTCGGGGCCAGCATTCGCACGGCCGCCAGCTTCGAGGCGGTGCTGAGCGACATCGGCAAAACGGCGAACGTGGGCGCGGTGGAGCTGAAGGGGCTGAGCAGCGAGGTGCTGCGGCTCAGCGGCCGGAACCTCACCAACCTGGCTCCGGAGAAGCTGGCGCAGGGCATCCAGGATCTGGTGGCCCAGGGCCTGGAGCTGAAGGATGCTGTCGCCTCGATGGAGGCGCTCGGCAAGGTGGCGACCGCCACCAACTCCGATCTGCTCGACGTCACCAAAACCGGCTTCCAGCTGCAGAACGCCCTCAAGATCCGCCCGACAGAGCTCAAGGCCACCTTCGACGCGCTGGCCTATGCCGGCAAGCAAGGTGCATTCGAGCTGCGGGATATGGCGCAGTTCATGCCCACCATCGCCGCAGCGGCCGGCAGCCTTGGCATCAAGGGCCGGCAGGGTGCCGTGGCCCTGGCGAGCATGATGCAGATGGTGCGCAAGGACGCGCCAGATGCGGGCCAGGCCGCGACGCGCCTGACCGACGCGATGCTGAAGATGACTGCACCGGATGCGGTCAAGAACTTCAAAAAGTTCGGCGTGGACATTGAGCAGGTGCTGAAGGGTGCCCGCGCGAAGGGCATCAACCCGATGGAGGCGGCAATCTCTGAACTCCATCGCGTCACCGGCGGCGACGTGTTCAAGCTGTCCAGAATCTTCGGCGACAAGGAGGCCAAGCTGGCCCTGATGTCGCTGATGAAGTATCGGGCGGAGTACGCCAAGCTGAAGGCTGAAGCCGGCGGCGCCGCTGCTGCGGGCACGGTTGAGAAGGACTTTCAGAAGAGCCTGGGGACGTTCCAGGGGACGCTGGCCAGCTTCAACAACAGCGCTCAGCGGCTTGGCATCACCGTGGGCAATGCCCTGCTGCCGCCGCTCACCCGCATCGCGGAGTTCATCACGCCGATGGTGGAGGGGATCTCCAACTGGGCAGCGGCCAACCCTGGCCTGATGACCGGCATCGTGGCGATCGGCGGGGCACTGGCTGGCCTGGTGATCGCCCTGCCGATCATCGCGGGGGTGGTGTCCGCCATCGGCACCATCGGTGGCGCCATCGCGGCTGCCAGTCCGATTGTGGCCGGCCTGGGCACGGTGTTCGCTGTCCTGGCGACTGGGCCCATTGGCATCGCCGTCGCAGCCATCGTCGGCTTCGCAGCCTTGGCGTTCGTGGTGGTGCGCAACTGGACGCCGATCAGCGCTTTCTTCTCCCGCCTTTGGCAGGGCATCGTCCAGAACGTGGTCAGGTTCGGGCCCACCGTTCTCGGCCTGATCGCGCCATTGCCGATGGCAATCATCCGCCTGTTCACCAGAACAGGCATCGGCCAGCGGATCATCGGCGGCATCATCGACGGGCTCAAGGCCCGGGCCGGTGCGTTGTTCAGCTGGGTTGGTGGTGCGGTTCAGCGCGTCGGCTCGATGCTGTCCGGCAGTGGCGCATCCTCCCCTGCCCCTGCTGCTGCCCCCGTCGCGATCGGGCGCACGCCACAGCCTCGCGCCTTTGGTGGCCGTGTCATCGCCGGCATGGACTATTTGGTGGGCGAGCGGCGAGCAGAGCTGTTCCGCCCCGATCGCTCCGGTCACATCGTCCCCCGCGTCCCCAGGGCTGCAGCGGCCAACTCCAGGGGCCTCACCGTCAACGTCGGCGGCATCACCATCAACGCCCCCACCGGCAACGCCCCCGACATCCGCGCGGCGGTGCTCGCTGCGCTCGATGACTTCCAGCGCAGCATGGCCTCCACCTACCGCCTCGCCCTCAACGACTGACCATGGCCAGCGCCCTCTTCCAGCTCGGCGAGTTCCAGTTCACCCTGGCCAACGGCGCACCCCAGACGCTGGAGCGCACGGCCGACTTCCGCTGGGAGGTGCAGGAGCGGCTGCTGCGCGAACCATCGGCGCAGTTCCTCGGCCCCGGCGAGCAGACCATCACCCTCGACGGCACGCTCTACCCCGGCTTCACCGGGAAGCAGAGCACGATGCAGCAGCTGCGGGACATGGCGGTGAAGGGCGAGCCGCTGATGCTCACCGACGGGATGGGCCGCGTCCATGGCAAGTGGGCCGTCAGGCGCGTGCGCGAGGGGCAGGCCACCTTCATGGCCAACGGCGCCGCCCGGGCGATCACCTTCTCCCTGGAGCTGACCCGCTACGGAGAGGACAACCCTGGCGCCGCTGCAGCCCCTGGCAGTGTGGCTGCCATCTCCGCCGCTGGCGCTGCCCTGCCTGCCGTCGCCGGCCTGGGGCAGTTCACCGGGGCCGGCTCAGCTGCAGCACTGGTCCAGCAGGTGCCTGCGGCTGTCACCCAGGCCGCCCAGGGCGCGGGCTTCAGCATCAATCAGCTGGCCACCATCGTCGGCTCCATCGGCAGCGGCGACTATGTCGGCGCAACGCTGGGCGCCTTCGGCCTCGCCGGCCTCTCGATTCCTCAGCAGGGGACGTGGGGGCAGCTGGGCATTGCGGGCCTGCAGATGGCCCAGCAGATGGCCCTCGGTCGCGGCGATGCAGCGATGAGCATCGCGCTCGAGGCGCTGCGGCCCGCCACTGGCGCCATGCTCAACACCCTTGGCGGCAGCACCCAGAACGGCCAGGCCCTGGGCCGGCTGATCGGCAACGCCGGAACCGTCGCTGCCATGCTGGACGTTGACCCGTTCATCACCCAGTCCGTGCGCCAGCTGGTGCAGCCATGACGCAGTACATCACCCGCCAGTTCGATGAGCTGGACGCCATCTGCCACCGGTTCTACGGCCGCACGCAGGGCACCGTCGAGGCGGTGCTGGCGGTGAACCGCGACCTGGCGGATCTGCTGCCGATCCTGCCGCAGGGCCTCGTCATTGAGCTACCGGATCTGCCGCAGCCGGAGGCGACCGAGACGCTGCGCATCTGGAGCACATGACGAAACCAGCGTTCAAGATCGTGGCCGATGGGGATGACGTCACCAAGGCGGTGGCGGATCGGCTGGTGTCGCTGCGGATCACCGACGAGGCGGGGCAGACGAGCGACAGCCTGGAGATCACCCTCGATGATCGCGCCAGCCAGGTTCCGGTGCCCCGCAGCGGCGCATGGCTGAAGGTCTGGCTGGGCTACAGCACCGGCGGCAAGCTGCCGGTCTACATGGGCTCCTTCGCGGTAGATGACATCGACCTCTCCGGCGGGCCCCGGAGCATGGTGATCAGGGCCACCGCCGCCCAGACCGCGCCGGAGCTGGTGAAGGAGCAGCGGTCCCAGAGCTGGCACGGCAAGACCCTCGGCGCGGTGGCGCAGGAGATCGGGAAGCGCAACGGCCTGCAGGTGGTGATCAAGGGCAGCCTGGCCAGCACGCAGATCAAGCACGAGGACCAGACCAACGAGAGCGACCAGGCCTTCCTCACCCGCCTGGCGGAGAAGTACAAGGCGACCATCAAGCCGGCCGACGGGAAGCTGGTGCTGGTGCCCCGGGGCGAGGGGCAGGCCGGCACGACGATCACCCTCAAGCCCACCGACGTCACCACCTGGCGGGCGAACCTGAAGAACCGGGGTGCCTACGGCAAGGTCACCGCCCGCTACCTCGATCGCACCACCCAGAAGGAAAAGACCCTCTCGGCCGGGGCCGATGCCGGGGGCCTGCCGGCGTTCGAGGAGCGCCAGCTCTACCCCTCCCAGGCGGAGGCGCAAAAGGCGGCCGACAGCCGCCTCCAGTCCCTCCGCGCTGGCGAGGTGCGGGTGGCGATCACGATGCCGGGCCGGCCGGAGCTCAACGCCGAGGGGCTCGTCACCCTGCAGGGCTTTCGCCCGGAGGT